AACTATGGAACAAGGAGAAAAGTATTTTGTGGCGAAGATCACATCAGATTTGTTAGATAACGAATCAGGAAAAGTTAAAAAAGTTAGAGAAGAAAAATTAGTATTGGGTTACTCCCCTACTGATGTTGAATCTAAAGTAACAAAAGTTTATGAACATTACACAATGGATTGGAGAATCACATCCATAACTGAAAGTAAAATTGATGAAGTAATTAAATAAATTTTAAACTAATTAATTTTTTAAATTGGAGGTATTTTTAAATATCTCCATTTTTTTTGCAATAAAATTAATAAAAATTGAATTTTTTTGAAAACCACACTATTTATATTGTAAAATAACCAAACTATAATGAACAAACAAAAATCATTAGTTGAAGATACTTTCTTACAAATGCGAAATTTGGAAGAAGTTATTAACGAAAATGCAAAAGGAATACTTGCTTCTACAATGAAGGAAGAAATCAGATCATTAGTAAAAGAATCTCTTAACGAACAAGAAGACGAAGATGAGATTGAAGTAGATGCCGAATTTGATGATACTGACGTATCTGATGATGACGTTGATAATTTGGATGTAGATATGGGAGACGAACTTGACCTAGATGCAGACGATGAAACAATTGACCTAACAGACGCATCGACCGAAGACGTTTTAAAAGTGTTTAGAGCTATGGGTCCTGAAGATGGGGTAATTGTAAAAAAAGAAGAAGGAATGATACATTTATCTGATGAAAATAACGACGTTGAGTATGTTATACAACTAAGTGAATCTGAGCAAGATGATGATGAATTCTATCTTGACCAAGAACTCGAAGAAGAAGACGAAGACGAAGACAACACTAAAACTATCTATGAAGTTGAACTAGATGATACTGATGATGATGAAGATGAAGATTCGTATGAAAGTCATTTAAAAGGAAAATTTAATCCTGAAATGATGGAACGTTTTAATATGGGTAATAACTTTGATGAAGAAGATGATGATGAAATATTTGATCCTGAAATGATCGAACGTTTTAATATGGAAATCGATCCTGAAGATGAAGATCTATTTGGTGATGAAGATGATGACGAATTTGGTGATGATGATGATGACGAATTTGTTGTTGAATCTAAATCTAAATTTAAATCAAAAGGTATTGGAATGGGTAATTCATCAAAATTTAAATACGATAAAAAACCAAACCAAGGTGACGGGTTCAAAACAAAAATGAAACAAGGAACCAGAGGTGTTGGTATGGGTAAACCAAAATTTGAATATAAGGAAGGTGAAAACATGGAAAAAGGTAAAAACACACCTGTTAAGAAAATTGAAACTAAAGAATCTGCACGTACGTTAGGTAATGGAAGTAGAAATAGTCCGAACAGAAAAAGTTTACCTAAATTAAGAGTTAGAACTCATGAAAGTGTTAGTAATTCCGAATTACAAATTCTTAGAGAAAAAAATGAAGAGTACAGAAACGCATTGAATGTATTTAGAGATAAATTAAATGAAGTTGCGGTGTTTAATTCAAACTTGGCTTATGCCACTCGTTTATTTACTGAACACTCAACAACAAAACAAGAAAAAATTAATATCTTAAAAAGATTTGATACCGTTGAAACACTTAAAGAATCTAAAAATTTGTATAAAGTAGTAAAAGACGAACTTTCAAACGTAGGTAAAGAGAGTCATTTTGTTAATGAGACATTTGAAAGAACCGTTCAAAAAACCCCAACATCGGGATCTGCGGTTAATTTAATTGAATCTAAAACATATGAAAATCCTCAATTCTTAAGAATGAAAGATTTAATGTCAAAAATAAAATAAAAATAAAAATAAACTAAAAAAAATAAAAAACCAAAAAAATGGGAGCATTATTAGAATCAGGTCTTGTTGGTAATATCGGGTTAAAACACCTTAAAGTTATCAAAGAAGACACAATTAACAAATGGGATAAATTAGGATTCCTTGAAGGCCTTAGAGGTCACCTAAAAGAAAACGTAGCACAGTTATATGAAAACCAAGCTTCTTTCTTGATTAACGAAGCAACTTCTGAAGGTTCCAATGGAGCATTTGAAACAGTTGTTTTCCCTATCGTAAGAAGAGTTTTCTCTAAATTATTGGCTAACGAAATAGTATCTGTACAAGCAATGAACTTACCTATTGGTAAATTGTTCTTCTTTGTACCTAAAATTCAAGGTTATAATGGTGGTACGGCAAATGCGTCTGGAACTCACTATCAACCAATCGGAGCACCGAACGGACCTACAGCAGGTGGTACAGGTAACTCAGGACCAGGAGCAGGATACGGATCAAATGCAGGAGCATTCGGAAAAAATCTTTATGATTTATTTTATGAAGGTAGTGCTGCAGATTTAGATCCTCCAGGATTATTTGATTACTCTAAAGGTCAATGGTCAGCAGTTACAGCGTCTACAGATATACAAATATGGTCTAATGGGTCATTAACAGGTTCTACGGCACCTACAGGTAACCAAAGAAAACTAATCCTTAAAATGTGTGGTTTCGCTGAATTAGGAGCTGGTAAATTAATCGGACCTGATGGAAATGAAATGGACTCTGAGTCTTTCTTATCAAGTCTTAAAATTTATGCTGATTTAACTAAATTTTCTGCAGCAACTACTCCATGTAATGTTATTAGTTCAAATGGTGTATCAGTTCCATTGTTGTTCAGAGTTGTTACTCAACAATATGGTCAAGGTATTGTACAATACGGTAACACAACACAAACAACATATCCAGCTGATGGAAATGGTGGCTCATTCAAAAATATCTGTGACCCAACAGGATGTATCTACTTAGAAGTTGATTTATCTTGTCCAGTATGTGCTGATTGTGATTCAACATCTTTAGATGGTTACACAGGTACTACAATTTATTCAGGAGCACAGGTAGATTCTTTTGTTTCAGTATTTAGACGATATGAACAATTAGAATTTGCAGATCAAATCGGTGAGGTTTCTTTTGACTTAGATTCAGTTACTGTATCTGTTACAGAAAGAAAATTAAGAGCACAATGGTCTCCTGAGTTAGCTCAAGACGTTGCAGCATTCCATAACATCGACGCTGAAGCTGAGTTAACTGCATTGTTATCTGAGCAAGTTGCAGCTGAGATTGACCGTGAAATACTTCGTGATTTAAGAAGTGGAGCGGCTTGGAACCTACGTTGGGATTACAACGGATGGAGAAGAATTTCTCAAACAACATCTTATACTCAAAAAGATTGGAATCAAACTTTGATTACAGCAATTAACCAATTGTCAGCACAAATCCACAAATCAACTTTGAGAGGTGGAGCTAACTGGATTGTTGTTTCTTCTGAGGTTTCTGCAATCTTTGATGATTTAGAATACTTCCACGTATCTAACGCATCTCCTGAGCAAGATCAGTATAACATGGGTATTGAAAGAGTAGGTACTCTTGCAGGACGTTACCAAGTTTATCGTGATCCTTACTTCCCACCAAACCAAGTTTTGATTGGACACAAAGGAACATCATTGTTAGACACAGGTTACATCTACGCACCGTACGTACCTCTACAATTAACACCTACAATGTACAATCCGTTCAACTTTACTCCGATCAAAGGAATAATGACGAGATACGCAAAAAAGATGGTCAACAACAGATTTTACGGAAGAATTACCGTAGATGGCGTTAGAACATTCGATTTAAGAGAATTGAGATAATCAATTAAATACCGAATAAGAGAAAGGAGACAAGTAATTGTCTCCTTTTTTATTTCTCATTAGTTTGTGTAGGTTCTTCAATTTTTGATAACACTCTTATTGATTTTGATATAACTTCAGATTCACCAATTGTAAACGACCCCCGTTTATGTGCTGCTTTAACCGCCTCAACTAAATAATATATTGAATGGTCTTTATCCATAGATAAGAGAATAATATCCAAGTGTTGTTCACTAATCAAATCAATTGTTCCAAATAAATTACCATAATTTATATTTTCTTTTTCCATAATTAAAATATAAGATATTTATATAATATAATCAAATGGATAGACTTAGTAAAATTATAAAAAAAATATTATTGGAAGTAACTTCAGATAGTTCAGGGAGTAGAGGATCATACATTACTCCGCTACAGGTAGGTATTAGAAGATTTAATGATTCTCAAAATGGGCCATTCACAATACCCGTATCTAACTACGATAACCCAATGTTAGAATATGATAGTTATGATGGTTCAATGGATAGTTCAAAAAAAAATATAAAAAAAATAACTAAAGACACAATTTCTGAAGATCTTGCAGTTTGGTTTGGTAAAAAGAAGAAGTCTAAAGGATCTTCTCAACCAAAAGGTCCTTGGGTTAACATTTGTAGTAAAGTTGACGGTAAACATCCTCCATGTGGACGACAAGATACATCTAAAGGATCTTACCCTAAATGTAGGGCGGCTGGAGTTGCAGGTAAAATGAGTGATTCACAAAAAAGATCCGCATGTCAACAAAAAAGAACCGCCGAGAAAAAAGATACTCAAACAGGAAAAGGTCAAAAACCAATAATGACATCATATAAAACAAAAAAAGAATCCGTAGATTCTTTGGTTGATAAAATTTTAATCGAAATTAGAAACTCTTTCTAAGATATTGTGTAGAGAGTTAGTGATTTGTGAATTAACCTCACCCTCATAATTAAGTCTTCTCTTATCCGCTTCAAGATCAAAAATATATGTTAATCTTTCCCAATCCCTATCATGTAGTTTAACATTATAATTATAAACGTGATTAGTGATCTCAACCCTATGATCTGTCATTGTTATGAAAATTTTCATATCGTCATTTTTAAGATAACGTTTATCAGACATTGGGGCTATCATAAATTCCGTATCTTTATGTTGAATTATTTTAAGACATATTTTAAAACACGTCTTTTCATATGATAGGATTTCATTTTGATAAGTTGGTATAATACTTGAAGATCTTTTTGACCAAATGTAAAATTTAA